TGGGCAGACGCTAAAGTAGATATTGAAGCAAAGGTAGCTGCTATAAACTAAAATGAAAAAATATTTTAAAAATATCCAATCACTGTTAATTGCAGTATTGGTAGTTGTGATTTTCCTAATGAGACAATGCTCAGGAGGCTCAATTGAACCTACTGAACGTGTTATTAGGGATACTATCATTGAATATGTAACAATTGAAAAAGAATACCCAGTTTACGTACCTAAAGTTAAATACGTAACTAAAGTAGACATTGATACATTTTCTACACCAATCGATACATCAGCTATCTTAGCAGACTATTATGCTATTAGAACATATGAGGATACACAAGTATTAGACAGTCTAGACTTAACAATTACTGATACAGTATCCCAAAACCAAATCTTAGGTAGAAAAATTGCTTACAATTTTACCTATCCTAGAAAGACAATTATCGAAAAACACTATATTAACCAAAGAGAACTATACTTCGGTTTAGGTTTGGCAGGTAATAAAGATCAAATTCAATACTTAGGTGGTGAAATGTTATATAAAAACAAGAAAAAGCAAGCACTCGGCTTGGGAATAGGAGTTGACCAGACTTTGGCACCAGTTATTTCGGGCCGTATGTACTGGAAACTCGGAAAATGAGCGAACCTAATTTAAGACATATAATTCAACAAGAGTACATAAAATGTGCCCAAGATCCGGTGCATTTTATGAACAAATATTGTTATATTCAACACCCACAACGAGGTCGTATTTTATTTAATCTTTATCCATTCCAAGGTAAAGTACTTCATTTATGGAGAGACAATCCATATTCTGTAGTACTTAAATCCCGTCAGTTAGGTATCTCAACTTTAGCTGCAGGTTATTCTTTATGGTTAATGCTATTCCATAAAGATAAAAACGTACTCTGTATTGCGACAAAGCAAGAAACAGCTAAAAACATGGTAACTAAAGTACGTTTCATGTATGATAATCTACCCAGTTGGCTTAAAATAGACACTATAGAAAATAACAGATTATCACTTCGATTAAGTAATGGATCTCAAATTAAAGCAGTAGCAGCAAGTAGTGATGCAGGTCGTTCAGAAGCAGTTTCTCTTCTACTAATTGACGAGGCAGCGTTTATTGAACAGATTGGTGAAATTTGGGCTTCAGCTCAACAAACCCTAGCAACTGGTGGTGGTGCTATTGTATTATCTACTCCTTATGGTACAGGTAACTGGTTTCATCAAACATGGATGAGAGCAGAATCAGCTGAAAATGATTTTTTACCAATTAAATTACCTTGGTATGTTCACCCTGAAAGAAATGAGGAATGGAGAAAACGACAAGATGAATTATTAGGTGATCCTAGATTAGCAGCACAAGAATGTGACTGTGACTTTAGTACTTCTGGAGATACTGTATTTTACTCTGAGTGGATTGAATTTATAGAAACTACCACTGTAAAAGAACCTATGGAACGTAGAGGTGCTGATAAAAATCTTTGGGTATGGGAACCAGCTGATTATAGTAGAGACTATATGGTGGTAGCTGACGTTGCTCGAGGTGATGGTAAAGACTTTTCAGCTGCTAATGTAATTGACATTGCAACTAATACACAAGTTGCTGAATATAAAGGTCAATTACCACCTAAAGAATTTGGTTTATTTTTAATTGGTTTAGCTTCTGAGTATAATCAAGCATTATTAGTAGTAGAAAACGCCTCAGTAGGGTGGGCTACTATAGAATTAATTATGGAAAATGGATATCGCAACTTTTATTCATCTCCTAAAAGTGACCAAGTTACAGCTGAATCATATTTTAGTAGATATGAATTTGGAAGTAATACAACTCCTGGATTTACTATGTCACTCCGTACAAGACCCCTTGTCATTAATAAAATGAGAGAGTATATTGGTGATAGAAGTGTAAATATTCAATCTAAAAGATTGTTAGAGGAAATGAAAGTATTTGTTTGGAGAAACGGAAGACCAGAAGCCCAACCAGGCTATAATGATGACTTGGTTATGTCATTTGGGATTGGTATGTTTCTACGAGATACATCACTTAAATTTCAACAACAAGGATTAGATATGACTAGAGCTGCTTTAAATAATATAAGTAAACCTAATTCCCCTAGTGGTGTATATAGTCGAATTGGAGCAGCTAATCCATACATGCAAGAAATTAAGGGTCAACAAGAAGACATTACATGGCTTTTGTAATATTTATAAGATATAATTAGATAAAAAATGGCTGATACTAGCATATTCTCAAGATTAAGAAGATTATTCTCTACAGACGTAGTAATTCGTAATGTAGGAGGAAACCAGCTCAAGGTAATTGATACAGATAGAATCCAAACTACAGGAGAATATGCTACCAATTCTTTAATTGATAGATTTGGTAAATTATACATTAACCCTTCTGCAACTTCTTTAGCAGCAGCACAGTTTAATATGAACTGGCAATACCTTAGAACAATGATCTATTCAGATTATGATTCTATGGATGCTGATGCTATTATTGCTTCTGCACTTGACATTGTAGCTGATGAGTGTACTTTAAAAAATGATTTAGGAGAAGTACTTCAAATTAGAAGTAGTGATGAAAGTATCCAAAAGATTCTTTATAATCTATTTTACGATGTACTAAATATTGAATTTAATTTATGGTCGTGGACTCGCCAAATGTGTAAATATGGTGACTTTTTCTTAAAACTAGAAATAGCTGAAAAGTTTGGGGTATACAATGTAATCCCTTATTCAGCTTACCATATCCAAAGACGTGAAAATTTTGACCCTAAAAACCCTTCAAAAGTTCAATTCTTATATAACGCAGATGGTTATTACTCTAACCCTTCTGGTTATTATGCTACTCCAAACTCAAAACCTTTAGCTAATGAAATAGTATTTGATAACTATGAAATGGCTCACTTCCGCCTTTTATCTGATACTAATTATCTTCCATATGGTCGTTCATATATTGAACCAGCTCGTCGCCTTTACAAACAATATGTGTTAATGGAAGACGCAATGTTAATTCACAGAATTGTTCGTGCCCCAGAAAAAAGAGTTTTCTATGTAAATGTTGGTAATATTCCACCTCAAGAAGTAGAACAATTTATGCAGAAAACTATGACGCAAATGAAACGCGCTCCTTATATAGATGAACAAACTGGTGAATACAACCTCAAGTATAATATGATGAACATGCTTGAAGATTTCTACATCCCAGTTAGAGGTAATGACCAAGCAACCAAAATTGATACTACTCCTGGATTACAATATGATGGAATTCAAGACGTTGAATACTTAAGAGAAAAATTATTTGCAGCTCTTAAGGTGCCTAAAGCCTTTATGGGTTACGATGAAAATTTACAAGGTAAAGCTACATTAGCAGCTGAAGATATTCGTTTCGGTCGTACAATTGACCGTATTCAACGTATTTTACTTTCAGAACTTTATAAAATTGCTTTAGTTCACTTATATGTTCAAGGATTTGAAGGTGAACAAATGACTAATTTTGAGCTTAAATTAACTACTCCTTCTATCATTTACGATCAGGAAAAGATCGCATTAATGAAAGAAAAAGTAGATTTAGCTGCTCAAATTATGGAAAATAAGTTGCTTCCTACTGATTGGATTTATGATAATATTTTCCATTTTAGTGAAAATGAATATGAAGAATATAGAGATCTTCTTGTTCAAGATCAAAAACGTAGATTCCGTATGACCCAAATTGAAACTGAAGGTAATGACCCAATCACTACAGGACGTTCATATGGTACCCCACATGATTTAGCTTCATTATATGGTAAAGGCAGAATGGAAACCGACCCAGGTAATGTACCTGATGGTTATAATGAAAAAGCTCCTTTAGGTCGCCCACAAGAAAAAGCATCAAATATTAATACTCAAGATAATGCTTTTGGTCGTGATCGTTTAGGTAAAAAAGATATGAGAACTGACGATCAACCCGGATTAAAAGAAGATGCGTCTTCTAATTACAATAAAAATAAGTCTTTGTTAGAAAGTTTAGGTGAAAAATTTAATACTCATCCACTACTAGACGAATCTAACATTAGGGAACAGTAATCTTGATATATTTATAACAAAACCTACTGGGAATGAATATCAAACATTCAAAATATAAAAATACGGGCATTATCTTTGAACTTTTAGTTCGTAGAGTAACTTCAGATACTCTAAGTGGTGATGCATCTCCCGCATTAAATATTATTAAAAAGTTTTTTGTTAAAAGCGAATTAAGTAAAGAATATAAATTATACGAAACTCTTACTAAAAAAACTTCTTTATCTGAACAACATTCTAATTTTTTAATTACTAGTTTATTAGATGCTTCTAAAAGATTAAATAAAAGTATTTTAAGAAGAGAAAAATATAACTTAATTAATGAAATTAAAAAACATTATAATTTAGAAGAATTTTTTAAAACTAAATTACCACATTATAAAACATTCGCTGCTTTTTATACTTTAACAGAATTAGAAACCAATCTTAATATTATCAACCCTGATCAAATTGTATCTAATAAAGTAACTTTACTAGAACATTTAACATCTAAACCAGTTGATAAAAAAGATGTTGAAAATTCATTACTTAAAGAATTTGAATCTTATGATAAAGATGTAAGAATGCTTACTTATAAAATTTTACTTGAAAAATTTAATGGTAAGTATTCTAATTTATATGATTCTCAAAAAGAAATTTTAAGACAATATATCAACTCAGTAGATTCTACTCCTGTATTAAAAGAATTTTATAATTCTAAAGTAGGAGAAGTTAAAATTGCTTTAACTGAGTTAAATAAACAGGTTACTGACAGAGCTGTCCAAATCAAAATTAACGAAGTTACTAGCTTAATTACTGAGCTAGGTAAAACTGATAAAGTATCAAGTGAAGATATTGTTAATATTCTTCAATATTTTGAACTTTATGAAGAATTGAAAGCAGCCAATGAAGCCGGTAAATGAATTTAAAGTAGGAGACGTAACAGTTAAAGGTGGTATTAAAACCACAGTAACTGATGTTGACCCACAAACTGGAGCAGTAGAATGGGATATTGAATACGCTGCTGATTATCTTAAATTATACCAACAAGTTCAACAGTTATTTAAAACTGTAGATAAAGCAGCTAGACACTCTAATGCTGAGCCTTTTATTAAAGATTGGGGGCAAGATGTCCGCAATTTAAGAAATTCACTTAGAACTTACTTACGTAATAATAAATCTGAAGAGTATAATCGTGTTAAAAACGTACACGAAATGTCCTTATCAGGAGAAGCTGGTGGGTATTTATCCAAAAATGCTTTTGAAAAAGATCAAGAATTAAAAGAATCTAACCCAGGTTCTACTTTAGGCCCAGGTCCAAAAGCAAATGAAGATGGTGTTAAAGATAATGCTTATGTTAAACAATTTAAATATAAACTTGTTAATAAAAAAGCGTTAAATAAACAAGCCAAAGGTATTGAAGTTAAACATTTATGGGGTAAGTAAATATGTATAAGTATCGATATAAATTAAAAGTAAACGAAGCCGACCCAGGTCGCGCTCAATTCCAAGAAAGACGTATGCAAGCTTTTAAGGAAATTGAAGCTCGTATAAATAATTTATATCCTTTGTTAGATAATGCCGCTGATGAAACAGCAAATTACTACAAAGAAAACCCTCAGTCGTATGCTGTTGTATACGGAACTGATTTAATTTTAGACTTAATAAAAGATATTGAAACAATATTAAAAGGAGACGAATGAAAACTTTACAAGAACAATATAACTTAATCCAAGAAGGAAAAGGGCACGTAGATGTGTTCATGAAATCTGCTCGTAGATTATTCCCTGAATATGTTACTAATTTTGCTACATATAATGAAGCTAGTACTATTCTTAAACAAAAAGGTATCCTTAGTGAGGGAATTGGTGGTATTGTTACCTCTAAATCAGCTAATCCTTTTATTAATTGGTCTCAATTCTTAAACGAAGAAGCTAAAGCAGAAGAAAAAAATCCTACTAAAGAAGTTACTGATATGGAAACTCGTGACTTCGATTATAAGGATAAGAAAAACATTGATAACGTATATGGTCAAGAGTTTTTAGAAGGCTACTATGCTGAAATGAAAGACCCTAAAAACGAAAAGAAAACTGTAGACGAATTAAAAGCTATCGTAGCTAAAAACTTAGCTAAAGATGCTACATATTATACTACTAACCAAGCCTTTGGAATTAAAGGCATTGGTTATACTCAAGATCACCCTGGTTTAGGCTCTACCAAAGAAGTAAAGGGCAAATATGCATCATCAGGTATGGAACCTGTGAAAATCAAAGAAGACATGATTAAATTAACAGACTTACTTAACGAAGGTATTGGCGGTTATGTTGATATTCGCCCTGCTGGAATGGCTCCTAATGTTCAATTAAATGAAAAAGAAGACCAAGAAGAAAAGTACGTAGGCGACGATGAAAAGTACGAATACGAAAAAGGTAAAAAAGCCGGCGAAAAAGAAGAAAAAGAAAAAATCAAAAAAGAAGGTTTAGAGCATCGTCTTAAAGAAATCGAAAGTGCTGGTAATGTAGCTGCTTTAGAAGCTAAAATAAATGCTATCGACGAAGAAATCGTTGCCCGTGAAGGTAAATTATCTATGGTCCAAGAAAACGATGCCATTGCTGAATTTATCAACCCAGCTCGTATTAAAGAAATTCAACGTGAAATTAAAGCTTTAGAAGGTGCTAAAACTAAATACGGTAAAATGTATGAAAAAATGTGCGGTAAAGCTTATGTTAAAAAAGAAGTTGTAGACGAAACTGACGAGTCAGCATATTAAAATGAAACAAGTACTTATTGAAACTCAACTCTTTAAAGCTAACCCTGTATCTTTAACAGAGGGTAAGCTTTCTGAGCGTGGTAATCCTATAGTAGAAGGTATTTTAGCAACTGCCGAAGTTAAAAACGGTAACGGTCGCTATTATGCTAAAGATTTATGGGAAAGAGAAATCGATAAGTACATGGAATCGGTTAAACAAAAAAGAGCATTAGGCGAATTAGACCACCCAGAATCATCTATTATTAACCTTAAAAATGTATCTCATAACATCACTGATATGTGGTGGGATGGAGATCATGTATGTGGTAAAATTGAAATCTTACCTACACCAAGTGGTAATATTTTAAAAGCACTTATTGACAATGGTATTCAAGTAGGTGTTTCATCACGTGGTATGGGTTCATTAAAGCAAATGGGTGAAGTATTAGAAGTTCAAGACGACTTCGAATTATTATGTTGGGACTTTGTTTCAACACCATCCAACCCAGGTTCATATATGCACGTAATTAAGGAAGGTAAAGAGCACTTAGTTAATTCCTATTTTAAAGTAAATTCAATTGTTACTGAAATTTTATGTTCAAACGGCAGTTGTCCAATTATTTAAACTATGAAATTTGATTTAATTAAATACTTATCTAATAATCCTCTTCTTCAAGAAGCTGAAGCAGAAGATTTAGCTACTTCTTTTAAAAAAGATGTTCCTTCATTTAGAGATGATTTAGCTAAATATATGGCGGACCCAAAAGTTAAAGCTATTCTTAAAGGTGGATTAGCAGATGGAGACCCAGATGATGATAAATTACCATACAGTACTACTACGGTTGCCGTTAAAAAACTTATCCCCACCCAAAAAGAAATTGGATTTGATCAAAGTATCCAAAATTTATTAGACGATAAGTATGGTAGTTTAGATAGCATTTTAGCTGGAAATGCTAATGTAGGAGGTCCTATTGTAATTTACGCTGGTAAATATGTTATTGATGGTCACCATAGATGGAGTCAAGTATATGCAGGAAACCCTAAAGCTAATATGCAAGCTTTAGATATTAAGCCTAAACAAGGTTTCCAACCTCAAGATGTATTAAAAGCTGTTCATGGAGCTGTAGCTGCTGAATTAGATAAAGTTCCTGCTTCTAACCCTAAAGGAATTAACATTATGACTGGTGTTAACTATGAAGGAGTATTAGGTAAAGTTCAAAAATATTTAACAGAACCTGCAGCAGCTGTATGGGCTAAATATGGATTTGACTCCCCAGAAAAAGTTGCAAAACAACTATATCAAAATTTAGAGCAAATAGTTAAAAATGGTCACATAGCAATGGCACCAGGTCGTATTGATATGCCTCAAACCGATGGCGAGGGTAGTAAGTCTCAAGACAAAATGAATGCTTTAGCTAAAGGTCAAATTAACATTACAGAACCATTTTAAACAATATTTAAGAAGCCTGCTACCTTAGGCAAGGTCCCCGAAAGGGGGCCTTTTTTATTTTTATAAAATCTATACATATGTATAGACATAATATACTATTTACATATAGTATTAATTTTAAATTTATCTATATTACGATTCTTAAATAATCGTAACCCCCAAACAAAAATTTTGAGGAAAATGACAAACAGAGAAATGCTTGCTGAAGCAATCGCTGATGCAAAAGCTGTTAAAGAAACTGCTATTGCAAATGCAAAGGCTGCTTTAGAAGAAGCTTTTACTCCTTACCTTAAAGAAAAATTTTCTGCTAAATTGCAAGAAATGGACGAAGAAGAGGAAGTAAAAGAAATGAAGCACAGCAAAGATGAAGTTAAAGAAGAAACTTCTGAGCCTCATGGTAATATTGGAGAGAAAACTCCTGAAGGTGAGCCTTTAGGTTTTCTTGAAGAAGAAGACATGGACGAAGAAATGGATTTAGACGAAATCTTAGCTGAACTCGATGGAATGGATGAGGCCGAAGAAGAGGAAGAAGTTGAAGTTGACGCTGAAGAAGAAGGCGAAGGCGAAGAAATGGAAGACGAAGATATCGACCTTGAAGAGATGTCAGAAGACGATCTCAAATCATTCATCGAAGACGTAATCCGCGATATGGTTGGTTCTGGTGAGTTAGAAGCTGGTGAAGAATTCGAAATGGAAGACGACATGGAAATGGACGGCGAAATGGAAGATGAAGAATCAGTTGAAGACGAAGTAGAAGTAGACGAAATCATGGAAGGAGAAGAAGAGATTGAAGAAGGTTTAGGTGACAAGTTAAACAAAGTAATCCAAAGAATGAAAGACAACGCCGCTGCTGGCCGTCCTTTAATCGACGATGAAATGTTTAAGTTTGTAGATAAGGCCGATTTATTACCTCCTGGATTAGTATCTAAAGGTATGGAAAAATCAGGCGCTGGTAGAACTTCATCAATTGGTGAAACAGAAGAAAGGGACGAAATGAAGAAAGAAATCGACGAACTAAAAGCCGATCTTCAAGAAGTTAACCTTCTTAACGCTAAACTTCTTTATGTAAATAAGATTTTTGGGTCTAAGAACTTATCTGAGTCTCAAAAAGTAAAAGTATTGGAAGCTTTTGATAAAGCTAAATCAACAACTGAAGCAAAACTTGTATTTGAAACTATCAATGAAAACACAAGCTCTACAACTCGTGTAAACGAATCAGTAAGAGGAATGGCTTCTAAAGTTATTGGTACTACAGCTCCAACAAAACAACCAATTCTCGAAGTAAACGAGCAATTTGCAAGATGGCAAGTTCTCGCTGGTATTAAAAAATAAAAATTAATTTAAAACAACTCTAAAACACTATGTCACAAGTACAACAACTTTTAGAATCTGCTGCTGACGGATGGAAGAACATGCAGTCAGATGCTGCTAGATTGGCTTCAAAGTGGGAGAAGACAGGTTTATTAGAAGGTCTTAACGAAGGCTCTAAGAACAACATGTCTATCATCCTCGAGAACCAAGCTAAGCAATTAGTGGTTGAGCAATCACAAACTGGTCAAGGTGGTTCCTTTACTGTAGGAACTGGCGAGCAGTGGGCTGGTATCGCTTTACCATTAGTACGTAAGGTATTCGGTCAAATCGCTGCTAAAGAATTCGTTTCTGTACAGCCAATGAACTTACCTTCAGGCCTCGTATTCTATTTAGATTTCCAGTATGGTAACACTAAGAACCCATTTAGCGCTGGCCAATCTATGTATGGTACTACAGGTTCAACTTACCCATTCTCTACTCCAGCTGCTGAAGGTGGTTTATATGGTGCTGGTAGATTTACTTTCTCTACTAACCAAACCTCTTCAACTGTATCAGCTACTGTAGCTTCAGCTTCTTTAGCTGACGTTAGATATGATTCATCTCTTTCAGCTTCTGTAGCTGCAGGTGAAGTTAAGAAATTTACTGTAGCCGCTTCTGGTTTACCTACATTTGATCCAGATGCAGTTCGTGGTTTCTTATTAATCTCAGGTGGTGCCGCTACTGTAGCTACAGCTTTACCAGCTTTCACTACATACAATGGTACTAACATTAGCTTCTTTGTTACTGCTTCTACAGCTTTAACTAACGGTACAGCTACTTCAGCTAACTCAGTTGTATACTACAACAAGATTACTGCTGATAACAACCGTGGTGATTTCGAATCTTCAAGCTCATTTGCATATCCAAACACATTAAGCACTGGTAACATCGTTATCCCAGAAATTAATATCGGTATGCGTTCACAAGCCATCACTGCTAAGACTAAAAAGTTAAAGGCTGTATGGACTCCTGAATTCGCTCAAGACCTTAATGCTTATCAAGCTCTTGATGCCGAAGCTGAAGTAACTAACATCATGAGCGAGTACATTTCTTTAGAAATCGACCTCGAAATCCTTGATATGTTAATTGAAGATGCTGCTGCTGGTACTGAGTACTGGTCAGTTATCTCTAACAGAACTATCACTGGTACTGAAACTGCTGTTTCTCAATTCGGTGATGCTGGATACTACAACACACAAGGCCAGTGGTTCCAGACTTTAGGTACTAAAATCAATAAGTTAAGCAACAAGATCCACCAGTTAACTCTTCGTGGTGGTGCTAACTTTATGGTAGTATCTCCAACTGTTGCTACTATCATCGAATCTATCCCAGGCTTCGCTGCTGATAACTCAGACGCTGAAAAAATGGAATATGCATTTGGTGTACAGAAATCTGGTAATTTAAACAGCCGTTATAAGGTTTACAAGAACCCTTATATGACTGAAAACACTATCTTATTAGGTTTCCGTGGTACTCAATTCTTAGAGGCTGGTGCTGTATTTGCCCCATACATTCCTTTAATCATGACTCCTCTTGTGTACGATCCTGAGACATTTACTCCACGTAAAGGCCTCTTAACTCGCTACGCTAAGAAGATGTTACGTCCTGAATTCTACGGTAAGATCTACGTTAACGGTTTAACTAGCCTTTAATAGTAGTTTAATCTAGAATTAAAATAGGGAGCCCCGCGAAAGCGGGGCTCTTTTTTTATATGTATAATTAACAACAAACGTTCTTAATTTATGACATCAAACCATCACAACGATGAGGTTTTCGTCGAGAAACGAAGACCCAAAGGTCCTATTAAATTTAAAATCCAATTAAATGAAGAACAAAAAGAAGCAAAAGCAAAAATATTAAACAATACAGTTACATTATTAGCTGGTTCAGCTGGTTCAGGTAAGACATTATTAGCATGTCAAATCGCATTAGAAAAATTATTTACGAAAGAATGCGATAAAATTATTATTACACGTCCTACGGTGAGTAAGGAAGAAATCGGGTTCCTCCCCGGTGATCTCCGCGAAAAAATGGACCCATGGGTCCAGCCTATATACCAAAATATGTACACTCTGTACGATAAAACAAAAATTGAAAAACTTATATCAGATGGACAGATCGAAATTGTTCCAGTATCTTTTATGCGTGGTAGAACTTTTCTCGATAGTGTGGTTATTGTGGACGAAGCTCAAAACGTAACCCACGAACAAATGGAAATGATTGTTACTAGAATTGGTTTACGTAGTAAAATGATTATATGTGGAGACGATCACCAAGTAGACTTAAAGCGTAAAGCTGATTCTGGATTTAGATTTTTATACTCAGCTGCACGTAAAGTAAAAAATATGTGTGCTATATCACTTAAAACTAATCATAGAGATTCTATTGTAGAAGATTTAATTAATTTATACGAGGAAGCAGCCGAGCAAGGTATAGTATTAGGCACATCAGGTTCTAGTGGGAAAAATAAATAAATATATTTCTTTTAATATTTATAACAAAAAGCAATGGCAAACATCCCAATATATAATGGTGAACAAACTTGGGCTTCAGGTATAACTCCTTTTGGGTTTTACGATTCTGATTCTGAATTCCAAGCAGATGCTTTAAAAGTAACTAAATTTTGTGCTATTCGTTTAGGATATCCTATTGAAAACGTAGAACTACAGTCTGGCTCTTTCTTTACAGCGTTTGAAGAAGCTGTAACTGTATATGGCAATGAATTATATGCATATAAACAAAGAGAGGATTATTTATCTATTGAAGGAGCTGGAAAATCTTATGGAGGAACTGATACAGATTTATCATCTTCATTAATTACCCCTAACATGGGTAATGTTATTCGCTTATCAGAACAATATGGTGAAGAAGCTGGAGTAGGAGGAAATACTAATTGGTATAGTGGATCTGTTGTTTTAACAGCTGGTGTTCAAGATTATGATTTAAATGAATGGGCTATAAACTCAGGTAGCCTTTCAGGAAGTGAACTTGAAGTAAAACGTGTTTATTTTAATGGTATTCCTGCTTCTGCTAATTATTATTATGGTGCTCCTGGATTTGGTTTAGGAGTAGGATTTGGTGGATTTTTAGGAGCATATGGTTTTACTGCTTACAACACAGCGTACTCTACTTTAGTAATGCCTGTAGCTTATGATATAGCAGCTATTCAAGAATTAGAAATGTCTAACACAGTTAGAATGTCTAGCTATAGCTTTGAATTAATAAATAATAGACTTAGAATTTTCCCAATCCCAGGATCTGAGGATAATGGTGCTAATCTTTGGTTTCAATATTTAAATAAGACTGAAAGATTAAATAATTCATTCACTACAGGAAGTAATATTATTACTAATATCTCTCAGGTGCCTTACAGAAATATTTCTTATTCTCAAGTTAACTCTGTAGGTAGAATGTGGATTTTTGAATATACTTTAGCCTTATCTAAAGAAATGTTAGGTTTAGTTAGAAACAAATATTCAACTATCCCTATCCCTGGAGCTGAAGTAACATTAAATGGTGGAGAATTAACAAGTCAAGCTGCTGCTGAAAAAAATGCTTTAGTTGAAAGATTAAGAATATATTTTGACGAAACTTCTCGTAGATCTTTACTTGAAAGAAAATCAAATGAATCTACCTTTGCCCAAGAAGAGTTAAATAAAGTTCCAATGACAATATTTGTAGGATAAAATGGCATTATACGGTGAAGCACGTGATATAAGTCTATTTAGACATGTAAATAGAGAATTGATGCACAACATCATTTCTCAACAATGTGTTTTGTACAAATATGATATTGAAGAAACTAAAGTAAATATTTACGGTGAATCTTCTACTGACAAATACTATCACCCCCCAATTTTATTATACTGCTTAATAGACATCCCAGACCAATTATATAGTGTTAATGACATTAATATAGATTATACTTGGAACCCAACATTTAGATTTTTAAGAGACGATTTATTATCTGTATCTGCTGAAAATCCTAATGGAGCTAATGTAGTTCCTGAAGTAGGTGATATTATTATGTTCCAAGAAGCTTATTATGAAGTAGACACTATAGACCAAAGCAACTTCTTCGTAGGTAAAGATCCAGATTACCCATTTACTGATGATAATGGTAATAATCCTTTAGAAACTGATTTAGATAGATTTGGATATAATGTTGGAATTATTTGTTCTACTCACTATGTACCTGCTGATAAAGTTGGTATAACTAAAGAAAGAATGTAATGGCTACTACTGGAAGAAAACCTATACCAAAAACCCAAAAAGAAATATCTATTGGGAAACATACTGCAATTGATAAAGAACAAGGTAACCCTAATTTTTCAGGTCGTTCTAATAGAGGTACTCAAAAATCAGCACAAGGAGAAACTACTAAACCTTTAACTATTGGCATTCAAGATATTGATGAAGCAGTATTTTATTATTTTCAAAACATTATTCGTCCTTCTGTAGTACAAAACGGAAATAAAATTGAAGTTCCTGTATTATATGGTGCTCCTGAAAAATGGAAAGCTATTCAAAAGGATGGATATTATCGAGATAAAAATGGAGCTATTATGCTTCCTGTTATTGTAATTAAAAGAGATACTATTGAAAAAAATAGAACTATAGCTAATAAATTAGACGCTAATAACCCTAATAATTTTGCAGTTGTAAGTACAACTTGGAATAAAGATAATTATTATTCTAAATTTAATGTATTAAACAATAGAATCCCTACTAAAACTTATTTTACTACTGTAGTCCCAGATTATGTAACTTTAGACTATAGTTGTTTAATTCAAACCTATTATATAGATCAACTTAATAAAATAGTTGAAGCTATAAATTATGCTTCTGATGCATATTGGGGAGACCCACAACGTTTTCAATTTAGAGCAATGATTGATTCTTTTGCTACTCCTACCGAACTTGTTCAGGATAATAATAGAGTAGTTAGAGCTAATTTTAATATAAGACTTAATGGGTATTTAATTCCTGATGTAATCCAAAAAAATGGAGTAAATTTTCCACAGTTTTCTGAGCGTTCTAAAATTTTATTTTCAATGGAAACTGTAAGTGATCCTGGTATATTCATTGGAAACCAAAATTCAGATGGTAGAATAGAAACTCCAACACCTCAAGAATTAGAAGCACAAAAAAGAGTTAATAAAAGTACTTTAGTACCTTAATTTTTATTGTTTAAATCTATATTTATTAGATATACCTGAGATCAAATGGCAAATATAAGATATCTAGACCAAGTAACAGTTGGCCCTTCCGTAACTTCTATTAGTGGTGAATCCACTACTTCTGGCACATCTGGAACCGCAGGTTCTTCAGGCACAACTGGCTCATCTGGAACATCAGGATATTCAGGTTCTGCAGGTACTTCAGGTATTACTGGATCTTCAGGTCAATCAGGTTCTACTTCAGGAACATCAGGCTCTGGTGGTTCTTCAGGTACTTCAGGTGCCGTAGGTTCTTCAGGCGAATCTAGTACATCCGGCTCTTCAGGCGAATCAGGCACTTCAGGCACTTCAGGCTCTTCAGGCGAATCAGGTACTTCAGGCTCTTCAGGCGAATTTGGAACATCAGGTTCATCAGGAAGTTCAGGTTCATCAGGTAGTTTAGGTTCTTCAGGTAGTTCAGGTTCATCAGGTTCAAGTGGTTCTTCAGGTTCATCAGGTTCAAGCGGAACATCAGGTTTAAGCGGTTTTTCAGGTAGTTCAGGTTCATCAGGTAGTTCAGGTTCTTCAGGTAGTTCAGGTTCAAGTGGTTCATCAGGAAGTTCAGGTTCATCAGGTAGTTCAGGTTCATCAGGTAGTTCAGGTTCATCAGGTTCAAGTGGAGCTGATGGCTCTTCAGGTGAATCTGGTACTTCAGGTTCATCAGGAGTTGCTGGCTCATCCGGTACTTCAGGTTCATCAGGTTCAAATGGTTCATCTGGCACTTCAGGCGAATCTGGCACTTCAGGTTTAAGTGGATCTACAGGTTCAAACGGTACCTCAGGTAACACTGGTACCTCAGGTCAATCCGCTCAATCTTCAACATCAGGCTCTTCCGGCTCTTCAGGTACTACTGGCTCAACAGGAGCTGCAGGTACATCAGGCGAAGCTGCAACTTCAGGTTCAGCAGGTTCATCTGGTACAAATGGTACAAGTGGAAATTTAGGCTCATCAGGAGCCTCAGCTCAATCAGGCACTTCAGGCTCATCAGGTACAGTAGGTTCAACCGGAGCTGCGGGTACATCAGGTTTATCTGGTTCATCTGGTTCATCTGGTTCAACAGGAGAATCAGGTACTAGTGGAATTTCAGGTACTTCAGGCGAATCTAATTCTTCAGGAACTAATGGTTCTTCAGGCAATAGTGGTACATCTGGTGAATCCGGTACATCAGGTTCAGCTGGCTCTTCAGGTACTATAGGCTCAAGTGGTACAGGTGCAGGCTCAGGTTCATCAGGTACTTCAGGTTCTTCAGGTGAATCTGCAACTTCAGGTTCATCAGGCTCTTCAGGTTTAGCTGGCACATCAGGAGCTTTAGGTTCAAGCGGAGAATCAGCCCAATCAGGTACCTCAGGCTCTACAGGTTCAAACGGTACTTCAGGTAACACAGGAACATCTGGTCAATCAGCTCAATCTTCAACATCAGGCTCTTCAGGTTCTTCAGGTACTACTGGTTCAACTGGAGCTTCAGGTACATCAGGTGAATCTGGCACTTCAGGTTTATCAGGCTCTACAGGTTCAAACGGTACTTCAGGTAACACAGGTACTTCAGGTCAATCTGCTCAATCTTCAACATCAGGTTCTTCAGGTTCTTCAGGTACTACTGGCTCATCTGGTGAGTCTGGCACATCAGGTGAATCTGGCACTTCAGGTTTATCAGGTTCAACTGGTTCAAATGGTACCTCAGGTAACACAGGAACATCTGGTCAATCAGCTCAATCTTCAACTTCAGGTTCATCTGGTTCTTCAGGCACAACTGGCTCATCTGGTGAGTCTGGCACATCAGGTGAATCTGGATCTTCTGGTACTTCAGGTTCAACAGGTGAATCTGGTACCTCAGGTAATAATGCTACTTCAGGTTTATCAGGTTCATCAGGTACAGTAGGTTCAACAGGAGAATCAGGTACTTCAGGTGAATCAGGTACATCAGGTTCAGCTGGATCTTCAGGTACTATAGGTTCAAGTGGTACAGGAGCTGGTGCTGGTACTTCAGGTGAATCTGGTTCATCAGGTGAATCTGCAACTTCAGGCTCAGCAGGCTCTTCAGGCTCAGCTGGTACATCAGGAGATTTAGGATCATCAGGAGCATCAGCTCAATCAGGAACTTCAGGCTCTACAGGCTCAAATGGTACCTCAGGTAACACAGGAACATCTGGTCAATCAGCTCAATCTTCAACTTCAGGTTCTTCTGGTACTTCAGGTACTACAGGTTCAACTGGCATAGCAAGTACTTCAGGTGAAGCTGGATCTTCAGGTTCATCAGGTTCTTCTGGTACCCAAGGTTCTACAGGAGCCGCAGGTACTTCAGGCGAATCTACTACATCTGGTACTTCAGGCTCTTCAGGTACAGTAGGTTCAACCGGAGCTGCTGGTACTTCAGGAGAAGCAGCCACATCTGGTACTTCAGGTTCTTCAGGTACTATAGGTTCAAGTGGTACAGGAGCTGGTGCTGGTACTTCAGGTGAATCTGGTTCATCAGGTGAATCTGCAACTTCAGGCTCTTCAGGTTCATCTGGTACAAACGGTACCTCAGGTAATATAGGATCATCAGGAGCATCAGCTCAATCAGGAACTTCAGGTTCTACTGGTTCAAACGGTACTTCAGGTAATACAGGCACTTCAGGCCAATCTGCCCAATCAGGCACATCAGGTAGCTCAGGCTCATCTGGAACTACAGGTTCAACAGGAGCTGCAGGTACTTCAGGCGAAGCTGCTACATCAGGCTCATCAGGCTCTTCTGGTACTCAAGGCTCAACAGGAGCCGCAGGTACTTCAGGCGAATCTACTACATCAGGCACTTCAGGTTCTTCGGGCACAGTAGGTACAACTGGAGCTGCTGGTACTTCAGGAGAAGCAGCTACATCAGGCTCTTCAGGTTCTTCAGGTACTATAGGTTCAAGTGGTACAGGTGCAGGCTCAGGTACATCAGGTATTTCAGGTTCTTCAGGTGAATCTGCAACTTCAGGTTCATCAGGTTCCACTGGTACAAATGGTACAAGTGGAAATGTAGGTTCATCAGGAGCTTCAGCTCAATCAGGTACTTCAGGCTCTACAGGCTCAAATGGTACCTCAGGCAATACAGGCACCTCAGGTCAATCTGCTCAATCTTCAACATCAGGCTCTTCAGGTTCTTCAGGTACTACAGGTTCAACTGGTGCTGCGGGCACATCAGGAGATAGTGCTACTTCAGGTTCTAGTGGTTCATCAGGTACTCAAGGTTCAACCGGAGCTGCTGGTACTTCAGGTGAAGCCTCTACATCTGGTACTTCAGGTTCATCAGGTACTCAAGGTTCAACCGGAGCTGCTGGTACTTCAGGAGAAGCAGCTACATCAGGCTCTTCAGGATCTTCTGGTACTCAAGGCTCAACAGGAGCCGCAGGTACTTCAGGTGATAGTTTAACTTCTGGTACTTCAGGCTCTTCCGGTACAGTAGGCTCAACAGGAGCTGCAGGCACTTCCGGTGACAGCTCTACTTCAGGTTCATCAGGTACTACAGGTTCAACTGGTACTAGTGGTGTAGGTTCAGGTTCAGGATCTTCAGGCGAATCAGGAACAAGTGGTTCTTCTGGTTTAGCAGGAACTTCAGGTTCTACAGGCTCAAATGGTACTTCAGGTAATAATGGTACTTCAGGATTATCTAATACTTCAGGTTCGTCTGGTTCTACAGGTTCAAACGGTACTTCAGGTAATAACGGTACATCAGGTGCATCAGCTACTAGCGGATCTTCAGGTTCCACTGGTACAAATGGTACAAGTGGAAATGTAGGTTCATCAGGAGCTTCAGCTCAATCAGGTACCTCAGGCTCTACAGGTTCAAATGGTACTTCAGGTAACACGGGTACTTCAGGTCAATCTGCTCAATCATCAACTTCAGGTTCATCAGGTACGTCTGGTACCACTGGTTCAACTGGAGCCGCAGGTACTTCAGGCGAATCTACTACATCTGGATCTTCAGGCTCTTCAGGTACTCAAGGTTCTACAGGAGCTGCAGGCACATCAGGCGCTTCAGCTACTAGCGGATCCTCAGGTTCAACTGGTACAAATGGTACTTCAGGAAACGCTGGTACTTCAGGAGCATCTGCACTTTCAGGTTCATCAGGTTCAACTGGTTCGAATGGTACCTCAGGTAATACGGGTACTTCTGGTCAATCTGCTCAATCTTCAACATCAGGCTCTTCAGGTTCATCTGGTACTACAGGCTCAACTGGAGCTGCAGGTACATCAGGCGCATCAGCTACTAGCGGATCTTCAGGTTCTACTGGTACAAATGGTACTACAGGTAACGCCGGAACTGCAGGTCAATCAGGCTTAAGCAAATCTTCAGGAACAAGTGGTTCATCTGGTACTACAGGTTCAACCGGAGCAGCTGGTAGTAGTAATTTAAGTGCCACGTCAGGTACTTCAGGCTCATCAGGTACTCAAGGTTCAACAGGAAACGCCGGTACTTCAGGCGAAGCTGCTACATCAGGTTCATCAGGTTCAACTGGTACAAATGGTACTTCAGGAAACGCTGGTACTTCAGGATTATCAGCACTTTCAGGTTCATCAGGTTCAACAGGTACAAACGGTACTACTGGTAATGCAGGTACTGCAGGTCAATCAGGTTTAAGTAAATCTTCAGGTACCTCAGGTTCATCTGGTACTACAGGTTCTGCTGGTGCTGCTGGTCAATCTAATTTAAGTGCAACTTCAGGTACTTCAGGTTCATCTGGTACTCAAGGTTCAACAGGAAACGCCGGTACTTCAGGCGAAGCTGCTACATCAGGTTCAAGTGGTTCCACAGGTTCAAACGGTACCTCAGGCAATAATGGCACATCAGGTGCATCAGCTACTAGCGGATCTTCAGGTTCAACAGGTACAAACGGTACTACTGGTAATGCAGGTACTGCTGGACAATCAGGTTTAAGTAAATCTTCAGGAACAAGTGGTTCATCTGGTACTACTGGTTCAGCTGGAGCAGCTGGCGGTAGTAATTTAAGTGCTACATCAGGTACTTCAGGTTCATCAGGTACTCAAGGCTCAACAGGAGCAGCTGGTACTTCAGGTGCGGCTACTACATCAGGTTCAAGTGGTTCTACTGGTTCAAACGGTACTTCAGGTAATAATAGCACATCAGGCGCATCAGCTACTAGCGGATCTTCAGGTTCTACTGGTACAAATGGTACTACAGGTAACGCCGGAACTGCAGGTCAATCAGGCTTAAGCAAATCTTCAGGCACCTCAGGTTCATCTGGTACTACTGGTTCAATAGGAGCGGCAGGTCAATCTAACTTAAGTGCTTCTTCAGGCACTTCAGGCTCATCAGGCACAACTGGTTCAGCAGGTAATGCTGGTGGTAGCAATTTAAGTGCTACATCAGGTACTTCAGGTTCATCTGGTACTACAGGTTCTGCTGGTGCTGCTGGTCAATCTAATTTAAGTGCAACTTCAGGTACAAGTGGCTCAACAGGTACAAATGGTACTTCAGGCAATGCTGGTAACTCAGGTAACTCAGGCACTTCAGGCACTTCAGGCACTACAGGTTCAAATGGTAACTCAGGTAATGCTGGTAACTCTGGTAATTCTGGTACTTCAGGTACCTCAGGAACTAATGGTTCAAATGGTAACGCCGGTAATTCAGGTAATTCTGCTACATCAGGTACAAGCGGTTCTACTGGTACTAATGGCTCAAATGGTAATAATGGAGGTTCAGGTTTAAGCAGGACATCAGGTTCATCAGGCTCATCAGGTACAAATGGTACTTCAGGTAATAATGGTACTGCAGGTGCTAGTGCTAATTCAGGCACAAGTGGATCAACCGGTACAAACGGTACTACTGGTAACGCAGGCACAGCTGGACAATCAGGCTTAAGTAAATCTTCCGGTACTTCAGGTTCATCTGGTACTACTGGTTCAGCAGGAGCTGCTGGTGGTAGTAATTTAAGTGCTACTTCAGGCACTTCAGGTTCATCTGGTACTACAGGCTCAAACGGTAATAATGGTGGTTCAGGAATAAGCCGGACATCAGGTTCATCAGGTTCAACTGGTACAAATGGTACTTCAGGTAATAATGGTACTGCAGGTTCAAGTAGAACTTCAGGAAGTTCTGGTACAACTGGTTCCAATGGTACTTCAGGTAACAATGGTAACGCCGGCAATTCAGGTAATTCAGCTACTTCAGGCACTTCAGGCACTTCAGGTTCAAATGGTAATGCTGGAGCAGCAGGATCTTCTAACGTAAGTGCCACTTCAGGAACTTCTGGTACAAATGGTTCAAACGGTGCTGCTGGTAATGCTGGTTCATCTAACGTAAGTAATACATCAGGTACTTCAGGATCGAATGGCACATCAGGTAACTCAGGCAATGCAGGTAATTCAGGATTAAGCCGGACTTCTGGTACAAGTGGTTCAACAGGTACAAACGGTACTTCAGGAGCTAATGGAAACTCTGGTAATAGTGGTAACTCAGGTACTTCAGGTACAAATGGTTCAAGTGGTAACAATGGTAATGCTGGTAACTCAGGCAACTCAGGTACTTCAGGTACTTCAGGTACAAATGGTTCTAGTGGTAATGCCGGAGCAGCTGGCTCATCTAACATAAGTGCTACTTCAGGAACTTCAGGTACAAATGGTTCAACCGGAGCTGCCGGTAATGCTGGTTCATCCAACGTAAGTGCTACTTCAGGAACCTCAGGCTCAAATGGTACTTCAGGTAACTCAGGAAACGCTGGTAACTCAGGATTAAGCCGTACTTCAGGAACCTCAGGTTCAACTGGTACTAATGGTACCTCAGGTAACAACGGTAACGCAGGCAATTCAGGTAACTCAGGTACTTCAGGTACAAATGGTTCAAGTGGTAACAATGGTAATGCTGGTAACTCAGGTAACTCAGGTACTTCAGGTACAAATGGTTCAAGTGGTAACTCAGGTAACTCAGGTAATTCTGGTAATTCAGGTACATCTGGTACTAATGGTTCAAACGGAGCTAATGGTAACGCAGGCAATTCAGGTTTAAGCAGAACCTCAGGTACCACAGGTTCAAATGGTACCTCAGGTAACAATGGAGTCAATGGTAACTCAGGCAACTCAGGCAACTCAGGAACTTCTGGTACTAATGGTTCAACTGGTAACTCAGGCAACTCAGGCAACTCTGGTAATTCAGGTACATCTGGTACAAACGGTACTTCAGGTAATAATGGAGCTAGTGGCAACTCAGGCAACTCAGGCGTATCAGGAACAAATGGCACAACTGGTTCAAACGGTACCTCAGGTAATAATGGAGCTAACGGAAACTCAGGTAATTCAGGAGTTTCAGGTACAAATGGTACTAATGGTTCAAACGGTGCTAATGGTAATAACGGTAACTCAGGATTAAGCCGGACTTCAGGTACTTCAGGTTCATCTGGTACAAATGGTAATAGTGGTAACACTGGAGCTTCTGGCATAAGCCGTACTTCAGGTACTAATGGCTCAAACGGTACCTCAGGTAACAATGGTAACTCAGGCAACTCAGGTAACTCAGGTACTTCAGGCACAACAGGTTCATCAGGCAACTCAGGTAACTCAGGTAACTCAGGTAACTCAGGTAACTCTGGAACTAATGGTACTTCTGGAACCTCAGGTGCTTCTTCAGGTTCTTCAGGTACTAGCCGGACTTCAGGTACAAGTGGTACAAATGGTACTTCAGGTGCTTCAGCTACTACTTCAGGTACTAGTGGTAACTCAACAGGCAAAACTTCAGGAACTTCAGGTACAAATGGTACCTCTGGTAACAATGGTAATGCAGGTAACTCAGGTAACTCAGCAGTTTCAGGAAATTCAGGCACATCTGGTAGTAATGGTACTAATGGCAACAACGGTAACTCAGGCAACTCTGGTAATTCAGGTACATCTGGTACAACTGGTTCAAGTGGTACTTCAGGTGCTAATGGTAACGCAGGTGGTTCAGGCAGTTCACGCTCATCAGGTACTTCAGGTACAAATGGTACAAGTGGTATCTCAGGTAATGTAGGTACAGCAGGTACTTATGTATCAATTACAGCCGGTTCTGGTCTATCAGGTGGTGGT